GTAAAATTTTGGAATTTTTTTGTAAAATTTTGGAATTTTTTGTAAATTTTGGCAAAATTTTTGAATTTTTTTGTAATTTTTTGAATTTTTTTGTAAAATTTTGGAATTTTTTTGTAAAATTTTGGAATTTTTTTGTAAAATTTTGGAATTTTTTGTAAATTTTGGCAAAATTTTTGATTTTTTTGCAAAAAATTTTAACTTAAATGCTAATTTTTAACTTAAATGATAATTTTTTTAAAACTTAAATGCTAATTTTTAACTTAAATGCTAATTTTTTTTAACTTAAATGCTAACTTTTTACTTGAATGCTAATTTTTTTTTGTAAAAATCCTATATTTTTTAAGCAAAATCCTATATTTTTTAAGCAAAAAAAAATTAAAAAAGTATAACAGTAGTATAATAACCTTGAAAATCAATGTTTAAAAAATAATTTTTCTTGCGGGGGGGGGAGAGAAAAAAAATAAAAATATTTTAAAACTTTTTTTTTAAATTTTTTTAATAAATTAATAATTTTATTTTGGGTTAAAATTTTTAAATTAATATATAAATATATTATAATGAAAGGATATTTATTTTATAGTACACAATGTAATAATTCAATTAATTTATGGAATATTATGAAAAGAGAAAATTTGCTCCAATATTTTGAAAAAATAAATATAGATAAATTAAATATAGCTCAGTTACAAAATTTAAATATAACTCATATTCCTGCTTTATTAATAATATATCCTAATAATAATAAGGTACTAGTTCAAGCTAAACAGGCATTTGAATGGATAAATAATCTTTTACAAAATAGAAGAATAAATATAAATAAAATGATTAATTTAAATAGACAAAAATTATTACAAAAAAATAAAGAAATAAATAATAATAATATTTTAGAATTTTCAAAAGATGAAATGAATGGATGTTCAGATGATTATGCTTATTTAGTTGCCGATATTGCACAACCTAAAAGCTTTCAACAATATGGACGTGATGGAGATACAATAATTACATATAATGAAGGAGAAAAAATTAATACCAATGAAATAAATAAAGAGTTAGATAAGAAAAAAAAAGAAAGAGAAATACAAAATACAAATCTAAAAAAAATAATGGAAAATGGTCAAAAAGAAGCTGTTTATGAAAATACAATGATGAAATAATATATAAATAAATATATATATATTCATTTCATAATAAATGAATAAATATACTGAAAAAGAAAAAAAATATGAACAAACTTTTAATTCTGTAACATCAAGTATAGTTGATTTTATATCAGTAATATGTATATCACATGATATACCAGAAAATTTTATACATAAGAATAAAAGTAGAATTAAAGATTTTATTAAAAATGATCCACAAGAACCAATTGCTTATTTTTTAAAATATATTTATGAAGATGATTCAATAAGATATAAAATAAAAACAATGGATGATAATTTTTATAAAAAATTTGTTTCAAATACAAATATATTTAAAAATGTAAAAGGATATTACATGAATAATTTATATAATTTTAGTAAGATTTGGAATAAAATAGATGATGAAAGTAAAAATATTATAAAAAAATCAATGAATTCTTTAATAATAATTTGTGAAAAATATATTGAAATATTATATAAAAATAGAGTATTAAATAATACTGAAGAATATTCAATAGATAGTATATCAATTGGATCTGATTAAAAAAAACCAAATATTTGGTTAGAATCTTTAGCAATTAGAATAATTATTATGCTACCAAAAATTTTTTGTATTATATTTGTATTATTTAATTCTATTCCAAATATAACATATTTTTTCCAAGGATTTTTCAAAATTATTTGTAATGATATCCAATCGATATTTTGTTCTAAATTGTTAATATTATTTTCAATATTAATACAAATATTATTTAGATATATTATATTCTGTGTATTATCTAATATTTTTTCTTTATTTTTAATTTTTTTAATATTATTATTATATTTTTTAGTAATTTGAAAGAAACTAACTATAAATAATTCAGAAGTTATAATTTCTAGTATTAAATCAATACTATTTTGAATTAATTGTAAAACATAAATATATATTAAATCTGTAATAAGAAAAATTATACATGATATAATATCAATAAAATATAATTCATTATTATTAACTAATTTTAAAACATTTATTAAATGAATAAAACCAAATATATTTAATATTGTTAAGAAATATTGAGTTTTATTAACAGTTTCATTATAATTATCTCTAATTTTTCCATATTCTATTGCTATAGAATTTATTTTTCCATTTTTTGTAACACTTGATTTAATATTTTTAAAAATTAGTGAGATGAATTGAGATATTTCATCTCTATGTTGTAATATATTTGATATAAAAACAGAAGTATTTACTATAAATATTTGATTAGATATAAAAAATTCAATTAACATTAAAAAACATATAAGAACTTTATTTAAATTGTTATTTGTATCTTTATAAATATCAGAATATATAAATACTGGGTAATCTGATAAAAGTAAAAATATTGTAGTAAAAGTCAATATAATTCCAATTATAGTACCATATATTAAATATCTATGAAAAATATTTTTTAAATTTTTATTTTTAATTTTAATATAATAATGTTTTTTATTAAAATATAATAATCCTATAATATATTGACTAATTATTAAAAATGAATACGAGCATAATCTAATATCAAAATTATTATTAATATTTTTATAAATACTATAAATAATTCTCCATAATAATATTGAAAAAATACATAAAATATGTATATAGATTATAATTTTATTTTTATTATTTTTTTTATAAATTGGTATTAGATTATTATTTTTATTTACAATTTGCAATGGTAAATCATATAATTGATCTTTATTTAGACCATATGCAATGATTAAAAAAATATAATTTAAAAATTTATCTATCATTTAATATAATATATTTTCTAAAATTTTAAATAATTGGTTTGTTATTTAAAAAAAAAGATATTTATACTATTTATAATGGAGGTCGAACAAAATGAAAATTTTGAATTTGTTGTCAATCATAGACATTTTATGACAGCAATAGTATCATTATTAGATATAATAAAAGAACGTACAGATGAATTAAAAGAAAACTCATCAAATAAAACTAAATATTTTGAAAAACTATATAACACATGTGATAAAATATTAATACACTATAGAAATAATACTGATAATTTTGATGAAAGTAAGATTATAAAAAAAGTTTATAAAACATTAAGAGATAATATAAATTATTTAAAATATAAAGATGGATCTTTATTCACAATTAAAGATAAAAATAATAAAATTATAACTGTTATTCCTGGTGTTGATATAGGATTAATATATAAACATTTAACAGAAAGTGAAGTAGAAAAATTTTGGCAATATATGTATTTATTATTTATTTCATCTGTAAAAATGATTCATAAAATTAATTCAAATAAAGATTTATTAACTAAAAAAAATAATACTATAGTAGAAGATTTAAATTATATTGAACAAGAATTATCTAAAACTGGATTAACTATTAAAGGGATGGCATTTAACCCATTTGTTGGATTAAATGCAGGTGATGAAGATAAAAACTACAGTGTAAATGAATTATATAAAGATAATTTACCAGCTAAAAAGGTGCAATCTGAATTAGATATAAATTCCGTATTATCAATGTTAGGAATTGAAAAAATGGTAGATATGGACAAATTAAATGATCAATTAAAGAATATAACAGAAGACGAAATACAAGATGCAACCAGAAATATTACATCTATTTTAGGTGCTGAGAATAATGAAGATATAACAGATGTATGTGATACTTTAGTAAGAAGTATTGTTGATAATTTAAAAGAAAATGGTATATCCGATATGATGAACACTTTACAATCAGTAAGTAAATCAGTTGGAAGTAAAATAGATCCAGAAAAAATGAAGAAAACAGCTTGTATGATGAATTCATTTATGCAAAATAGTGAAAGTAAATTAAGAAATATGCAAGACGAAGATGGTAATAATATTGGAAATAAGTTATATGAAAATATGGGAGATCCTATGAAAATGGCTCAAAATATGAGTTCAATATTTGAAACAATGCAATCACAACAAGGAAATAAAGAAAATGGTTCTGAAACACAATTTGTTGACAGTAGTGATGTACAAGAAACAAGTGAAGTACAAGAAACAAGTGAAGTACAAGAAACAAGTGAAGTACATGAAACAAGTGAAGTAAAAGAAACAAGTGAAGTGCAAGAAACAAGTGAAGTACAAGTTTCTAGTTCAACTTGATAATTATTAATTTACGTTTGATATATAAATATTATAAAATATTATTAATTTATAAAATGAATAATATTTTTGAAATAAAAACTCCAGATGATATTGAATTTTTATTAAAATCATCTGAAGGAAAATTTATAGTTCTAAGTTTTACTTTAAAAAATACACCAATTGAAGAAAAAATACAAATTAGAAAATGGTTAAAAGTAAAAAGTAATATTTATTCAAATGTTATGTTCTTATATATGTGTGTAGATGATGATTATTTTGGAAAATTAAGTATAATAAAAGAAAATAAAGATAAATACCCATTAATGTATTATATTTTTAATGTAAATAATATTTGCTTATCAGTAGATAATTTGGATTTAGAAGGTTTAAATGAATCGTTTGAAAAAATGAAGATTTATCTAGATGATACAAATAAAAAAGAAGAAATAATTAATGATGTTGATGAGGATAAAATAAAAAATGATCTATTTAAAGATAAACTAGAATTATTAGAAAATTATGCTGAAAATTATAAAATAGAATTTTTAAATGATATTAGAAAAAGAAAAGTACTAGAAGAATCATAAAAACAATAATTTTTTAAATAAACTTTATTTATATATTTATATTATGAATATATCAAAATATAAATATAAATATCGCGTCTTATTATTATATACAAATAATTATATTAATAAGGATTATAAAAAGATCAAAGAATTATATGAAAAAAATATCAAAGAATTTCACAAAAGAAATATTAAATTAATTTCTAATTTAAATAAAGATAATAGTGTAGAAATTAATTTATTTGGTTTAGATGGTAAATTAAAATTTAAAGCAAAAAATTTAAATGTAAAAAAAATATTTAAACTTGTTGATAATATGCCTTTAGAAAAAGTAAAAAATAAATTATCTTTATATTCTGATTATAATCCTAAAACTACAATCCCAGGATTAGGATTTAAAGATAAAGAAAAAGCAATTTATACTGTAAATAAAATTAAATCAAAAAGTATTACTTATCAGAAAAGTGTTTTAAATACAATGATTAATAGAGCTAAATTTCACCCACATAAAAATAAAAATATGGAGGATGCAATAAAAATATTTAAGAAAAGATTAATTGAAATTAAAAATAATAATAAATAATATAATGGTTAATATTTTTTTTTTAGATACAAATCCAAAAAAATGTGCAAAATATTATTGTAATAAACATGTTAATAAAATTTTAATAGAAATACTTCAAATATTATCTCAAGCTCATCATAATTTAGGAAATACAAACCCACCTTATAAAAAATGTTTAATGATAAAGGACACACTTGCACCTTATAAATGGGCTACTATGTCAATAGGTAATTATAAATATTGTGCTGATCTAGCATATTATTTATTATTAGAATATAAATATCGTTATGAAAATAAAGATCATAAATGTGAAAATGCAGTTTTATGGTTGAGAAATAATATACCAAAAAATATTAAATCTAGGAGAAGAACAAAATTTTTATTAACTGAAAATGTAAAAATTTATTCTAGATATTACAAAAATGTAGTTGAAGCTTCTAGATTAGTTTATGTAGATTTTAAATGTAAAAATGATAATTGGGGAAAAAGAGATATTCCAAATTGGTTTGAGCCATTAAAGAAAATTAATGATAAAAATAAAAAAATATTAATAAAAAAAATATTACTTAATGTTAAAGAAAAATTACCAAAATTATATAAAAATGAAAAAGATGTTAAAGTTAAAAGATTTCATAGTTTTTTAAGAATATGTTATGATAATTTGTTTTTAGATAAATGGGATAGAAAAATAAAAACATTACCTAATATGTTTAATCCTTCTAAACCATTAATATATCAATTAGGAATAGGACATTTACATTATGTTTTAGAAATTAGTAATAAATTATTTTCCAAAAAAAATATTCTAGAGTTGAATTTAATTTCTTTAAAATTTAGAGGAAAAATAAAAAAAAAATAAATATTTTATTTTTATAATTTATTTTCAACATTAAACATAATTATATTTTGACAAACTACAATTTTTTTATTTGTATATTTTTTTATATTCTTACAAAATCCAATATGTTCACACATTTGATCTTTATTACTAATATTCCATAAAATTTTATCATTTCTTAATATTTCAGAATCTATAACTGCAAAACCTCCAAATGAACTATTAACCTTTATTATTTCATCGTTAATTTTAATTTTTTTATTTTTACATTTTGTACATCTTTCAAATAGGCATTTCGGATATACAAATTCATTATCTGAATCCTTGAATGCATATGTATCATAATAATGCCACTTATTATTATCTACTGTGTATGGTGTCATCATTCCAATATTATTTAATTTAGGTTTAATATTAAAAAAATGTTTTAAACAATCAGTATCAAAATAAATATCCGAATCAATAATTATATTCCAATCTGAAGTAATTGGTCTTGACATATTCAAGTTAAAGTTTCTATATTTTATTAGATTTTTAATAAAATTTATTTTTACATTAGATCTTTCAATTCTAGTATTATTATCATTTATAAAATCTACACTATATAATTTTCCTTTTCTATTTTTAAAAAAATCTTTTAGATATTTTTTAGTTTTATCAATAGAATTATTTTCATAAAAATAATATCTAAATTCTACATCATATATTTGTCCCATTATGCTTAATTTTAGTAAAAGATATTTTAAATAAAATTCATTATTTTTAAAAATACCATATACATTTATAGAATTTACTTTATTTTTACCATCATGTAAAATATATTTTTTATTTTTATTACATTTTAAATTTTTATTTATGTTTAAAAGTATAAATATTAATAATAATATTACTAAATAGTTTATTAGTTTTAATTTATTCATTATATTAATACAATAGTAAATAAAAATTTTTAAATTATAGGTAATTAATATATATGAAAAATAAAAAAAATATAAAAAATTTTTGGTTAGAAGATATAGCAGTTTTATACAAAAATAATAATTATACTAAAATAATTCCAACATCAAATATGTCAAGAAATGAACAATTAAATAGTATAACTAGATTTTGTATATATTATATAATATTATTATTATTAACCAATAAAGAAGATGAATGGATAAAATTACCGTTAAGTATTATATTACTAGTAATAATATTATTTTTTATTAATAAAAATGATTCTGAAAGAGATGAAAAAACATTTGAAAAAATGACAAATCTTAAAAATGAATATTCAAAAGAATTTGATTTTAAAACAAAAAAAAATATGGAAAAGTTAAAGTTAACATATGATGAAAATAATGATTTTTCAAAAAGTTATTGTAGAAGACCTACTAAAGATAATCCTTTTATAAATGTAACTCAAGATATGTTAAATAAAGAAGATATATTACCTAATGGTGATGATGATTTTAATGATTTAGATGGTGATTTATCTGAAGAAATGAAAGAAAAATTTAATGAAGATCTAATAAAAGATGCCAAAGATTTATTTGGAGTAAAAAATTCCCAAAGACAGTTTTTTTCAGTACCTGAACGTGGGGTACCAGATACCAAAAAATTTGCAAATTGGTTATATAAACCATCTACAAATTGTAAAGTAGATAATGAATGTGTACCATATGAAGATTTAAGATATATAAATATTATTAGATAATTTCTATTTGTATGAATATGAATAATTTAAATATTAATTTATATATATAATGGATAATAGATTATTTGATAAAGAAACATTATCTAATAATTCAAATTCAAGATTATTTGATAGAAATAATGTTTTTATAGAAAATAATGATGACGATTCTCAAAATAATTCTAATATTCGTATTAAAAAAAAATCTATGGGAGAAATAACTGGATGTAATCTTAATATACAAGATTTTGAATCTCATTTACCTATGAGATCAGCTTTTTCTCATAAATCAGAAAATATAGATCAAAATTCTTATTTAGATTTTAAATTATTTGAAAAAGATATAGAAATAAATACAAATATTGAATATAATGATACAAATGATGGAAATTATAGTTTAATAAATTCCAAAACAACAAATATTTTAAAAAATTCAGATTCAAATAATATTTTTTTAGAGAATTTATCTAATATAAATATTTTTTTATTCAATAATATTTTTAAAAATTATCAAAATTCTTTTAATATAAATGGATTAGGATTATATTTTACTTTTGGAAATTTATTTTTAGGATCAAGTGGTAATTCAGAAATAGAATTAAAACAATATTTTAACTTTATAAATAAAAATTTAATAAAAAATATTATAAATAAAAACATTAAAAATTTTAATATAGATTTTAATTCACATATTGAATATAAAAGTTACATTTTAACAAATAAAAATGTATTACTTTCATCAAATTATAAATACTTTTCAAATAAATGTTCATTTTTAAGTATAGATAAAGAGAATTTAGATTTTGAAGTTGAAAAAATAAATAATATTATAAAAAATGATATTGGATTTAATAAACTAGTTTCAAAAAACACATTAAAAAATGTTGACTTGAGTATTATAAATGTTATTTCATTAAATCCGAAATTTGATTTTAATATTGAAAAAATTGTAATAAATAAATTTATGGGATTTGATACACCTTTTTTAAAATTTAGTACAAATGTTTTTCCATATTATGAAGATAATAATAATTCAATAATTGAAATACCATGTGTGGGTAGAAAATTATCATTTGGAATAATAAATACAAATTTAGATAATATTTCAAATTTAGAAAAATACATTTCAAATTTCAAATTAGTTAAAATAAAATCATTATTAATACCTAAAATAATTAAGAGACAAAAAAATAAATTAAATAGTGTTCTTTATAATACAAATTTAAAAACTATATTTTTACAAACTAGTTTAGAAGATATTTATCCAGAAAAAGATTGTCAATTAAATAATATAATTCAATATTGTGATTTAATATTAGAAGAAAATAAAAATTCTAGTAATAATCTTAATTTTACTAAATATGAAAATGAAATTGATAATTTAATTGTTAAAAATTCATTTATTTACTATATGAGATATTTACCAACTAATACTATTTTAAATATTGGATATATTAATTAATATTTTCAAAGTAAATTTTATAAAATTTATTATTTAATTCGAATAAAGCATAAATATTTTTTAGTTCTGATATATTAGACTTTTCAAAATTAGAATTTAATACAAAATGAAATTTACAAGAATTATTTTGAAAAAATTTTTTTTGATCAATATAATCACATAAATTATTAATAATTATTCTACAATAATTATTTTTTTTGATATTTTCTTCAATATTAGTAAAATAACTTAATATTGAAATTTTTAATAATCTTGGTTTAATTAAATTTTCAATATCATTTATTGTATATTTTGATATATCTTCTTCTTTATTATTCATTTCACTTAATAATTCAATATATTTAAAAATAATTTCAAAAGTAATATTAATTAATATTTCAAATTTATATGATAATTGATCATATTTAGTGTTATAAATTCCTTTTTCCATAGTAAATAATTGTGATGACAAATTATTCATATTTTCATTATTAAGTAATAAATACTCAGCTATATCTTTTGGATCATATATTTCATCTTTCTTATCCATAATAAATAAATTAATTAATATTTATTTATGTAAATTAAAACAAATTTTTAGTATATATTAATATTATATAATGGAGTTTTCAAAAGCAATGATAGACGATACTATAACATTAGAACCTAGACTACAAGAATATTTAAAAAAAAAAGAATATTATCAAAAAAATAATATAGAAGTTCAAGTACCATTAGAAATGACTTATTCTATTACCAAAGATGATGCTAAAAGAATTAAAAGATTTAATAAAGGTAAAGTAGATTTATATTCCAGAAATAGACTAAATAATGAATCAAATTTTATTGATAGTACTAATAATAAAAAAGATAAAAGTGATTACAAATATAAACAAGATCCTAGATATAAAAGATTACAAAATAAATTAAAAAAACAAAGAGATGCAACTATTCAAAGAAATAATTATAGTAATATTTATCAAAATATAAATTATGAATCTAAATTAATAGATGAAATTAATGATAAAATGCATTTAGATAATGATAATATAGAATATGAAGAAAAACAAATAAATCAATTTGAAGATAATAGTTATTTATTATCTAATAATCCATATGAAGATAAAAAAAAATATAAAAATGAAATGGTTTATCATGAAGAGCCCAGTATTTCATATAATAATAGATTATACAATACAAATGTTTATGATTTAAATAATAATCATAATAATAGTAGTTTCAAAAAAAATAAATTTAATAAAAAAATTATTAATCATATTAATGATTTTAATAATAAAATTCCTTATGATAAATCTTGTGAAAATAATACTAACAACAAGTTTGAATTAAGAAATCAAATTCAAGATAATCAAATTAGAAACATTGATTTAGAATCTTATGTAACTCATGGATCGTCCTCAAGAAGTTCTAAAAAAATGGGTTATAAAAATCCAGTTGAACATTATTATAATTACATAGATGATAGTTTACAAAAACCAATACATGTTATTAATGATAGAGGAATTCCAACAAGAGAAATGAACAGAAAAATTTTTGAAAGATAAATAATTTTTTTTTTTAGTTTAATATTAATAATATTTATAATAATAATTATTATTATTACAAAAATTAAATAATTTTAATAAATTTATTAATTATCGTCATCACCAATGTCAGGTATATCTTTACATAAATTTATACAATCTTCCTTTTTATGAACACCTTTATAATCACTTGTTGTATATGGACATGTTACAATTATATTTGTATTTGTATCGTCATAATTTATATTTTTGTTTTTTCTTAAATCTACTTGGCATGCCATACATTTATCTCTTTTATTAGTGTAATCAAAATTATTAATATTATTTCTAAAACAAATTCTATTTTTAGAAATATAACCTTCATCGTCTTTAGAAATAGATGATGGTAATTCTACATCTTCTAATTTATTATAAAATTGTTTTGTCGTTGGTGCCATTGTTGTCGGTGGCATTGTTGTTGGTGCCATTGTTGTTGGTGGCATTGTTGTCGGTGCCATTGTTGTCGGTGCCATTGTTGTTGGTGCCATTGTTGTTGGTGCCATTGTTGTTGGTGCCATTGTTGTTGGTGCCATTGTTGTTATTTTTTTAGATTTTTCATTTTTACTAAATAATATATCATATAGATAATTTGGTATAATAATTATAAATACTAATACAAATAAAGTTTTAATAATTTCAACTAATGAATTTTTTAATATAGACATCTTATTATAATTAATGTTTTGAAAAAAATATTAATTAGTAATTAAAAAAATAAATTTTTCTTTATTATTTTATATATAGAAGAATATGAATACTGGAATTTCTGATCGTACAATATATGATGATTGTAGTTATAAAAAAGAATTAAAGCAAAGCGTTTCTCCATTATCTTACAGATTATACGAGGGCGCACACGAACATTGTAAAAAATGTGTTCAAGATAATTTTTACAGACCTTATGATTTAGTAGATAATGAATCAGAATTAAAAAACATAACAAGAAGATTAACAAACTGCCCAGATTTTAAATATAATCCCGATTGCAAGCCAGAAAATAATACTGATGATTACAAATGTATGAGTACATTTGATAAAAATGTTCCTGTAGTACTTGCTCCTGAAGTATGCCCTGTTGTACAATCAAATTTAGTAATGCCAAAAACTCCAGGCTACACCGCAGATACAGGAGAAATATGCCCTGGCAAAAATGGAGAACCAACTGAAAGACAAGGAGTAGATGATATAAATAGTGTTCCCGGAAATGTTAATTAAAAAATTGATATTATTTTAAATTATTTAAACATACAATTGATTAATAGTAAATTACTAATAATCAATTAAATATGAATTCTAATATTAAAAAAGTGTCATTAAAAAGATATATGAGAGATCTAAAAGATTTAATAATTGAGAGTGAAAGTGATGAAAATAATGTAATTTATAAAGTAATTCCTGGAAAAGACTGTTCATTATTAGTAATAATTAACGGTCCAGTTGGTACTTTGTATGAAAATGGAAAATTTTGTTTTGAAATTTCAATTGATAATAAATCTGATTATCCATTTACACCTCCAAAAGTAAAATTAAACACAAAAATATTTCACCCAAATGTAGATAATGATGGTAATATATGTTTAGATTTGATTGGAAAAAATTGGACACCTACTTTAAATTTCCGCACACTAGTTTTAAGTTTATCATCTTTTTTAGAAGATCCGAACCCAGATGACCCATTAAATATAGATGCGTCTAAATTATATATTGAAAATAAAGATGAATATGATAAAAAAGTTAAAGAATATACTGAAAATTATGCTTTATCAAGTAATATAGAAGAATTAAATAAAACCTAATAAAAAAAATATAATAGTTATATATAATATAATGAGTGGAATACCAAATATTGGAGAATCTACAAGATTACCATATGATGTAGATACTTACCCAGACGCACTAATTGAAAGTGTTAATCCAGGAAACTATAGATTAAATGAAAATCATATTCATAATTGTGGCGCATGTTTATCTTTAGAAGGACCTATAGGATATGGTGCAAGTTCTACTGCTGGTCATGTTATAGCTGAGTCTCAAAAATTAGTAGATCAAGAATCTTTATTAAGTAATAGAAATGTAAAAGCATCTAAATCTAAAAAAGGAAAAGTAAATCATATCGATTTCAAAGATCATAAATTTATTAATAAATCAATATGCCCTGGTAGATTAGCAGCTTCTCACTCGAGAATAACTCACCCCAGAGTAAATTACAGAGGTGCTCCAATTAATAGATTTTATAATTTAATTCACGATCCTCAAGAGAATATATTTTTCGATTGGTCAATTAATTCAACTTTAGAAGCAAAAGATAATTATGATATAGATGTACCGGTTCCTTTAAAACCTGATAACTATCCATCTCCTTTATTAGGTGATGGTAACAAATGTGTTATGATGTGTAACAAATAATTTTTTTAAATATATTAAATTGTAAAGAATAAATATATAATTTTTATTCTTTAGTAACAATATAATAAATATGGAAATTTTAGGTGGTCTAGCAATATTTGGAACATTATTAAATTCTAATTCAAATGATTTAAATAAAAAATCAAATAAAGTAAAAACAAATAAAAAAAATTATAATTCTATATACGATAGTGATAATATAGGCGAATCAGAAAATTATATAAAAAATTTATCAAAAAATAAACAAAATGAAAGTAGAAAAAAAAAAACAAATACTATTGGAATGATAAATAAAAAAAATGTAAATTTAGAAAGAGAAGAAATTCAATCAGATTCAGAATTTTCAGATTCAGACATAGAATCATTTGATAATATAAATAATAATGAAGATGATAAAAGTGTAGATATAAATGATTTATCTTTTTTTGTAAAAAGTCAGGATAAATTTAAAAACTGTAAATATGAAAAAAAAATTACAAATAAAAATAAAAAAAATACATTTTTATCACAATTTGAAACATTAAAACATGATGTCGATGGTGATCCAGTTTCTTTAAATAATATTCCTAATTTAGCAGGAGATTCTAGTACTGTAAATAGATTACAAATTGAAAATCAAATAATGAATGATGGAAATTTTTCAAATTTTAATGAAGATCAAGATATGACTTATAATATAGTTTCAAAAAAAGATTTTAAACATAATAATATGGTACCTTTTGGATCAACTAAAAATGTTGGTAATACAATTGATCCATTAAAAACAGGTAATATTAGACAAAGAGTAATGGAATTAAATACAGGAAGTTCAAAAGATATATCATTTAGGCATAAAAAAGAGCAAAAACCATTATTCAGTCCATTAAATGGTATAAAAAATGTTAATGGTACTCCTGTTTATACAAATGAATTTGAAGGAAGATATATTCCTAGTAAAGAAAGAAGAAATGAAACATTATTTGATTCAACAAAAGTAACTCCTGGTTTAGGTCTAGGTGCTAATCAAAATTCTAAATCTGGATTTCATGATACATATCGTGTATTACCAAAGACAACCAATGAATTGAGAACTGTAAATAATCCTAAAGTTAGTTATAAAGGTGTAATGAAGGCTGGATTTAAAGAAGAAAAAGGTCCAGTTGCAAGTAAAATGATACAGAGAAGACCTGATCAATTTAAAGAATGGGGTGATGAAAGAATGGTAAAAGGTTTAGGTTATCTTCGCGCTCCTACTATGCATGGTGAAATTAATAAAAATAATTTAGCAACAGTAAATCGTGGTGTAAGTGATCAGCAACGGTATGGAGGTGCTGGTAATAATTATTATAATACACCCAATAATTTAAGAGGTAATTTTAAAGCAGGAAATACACAAAATTTTAAACATGCTGGTCCTCGTAATGTTATGCTTGTAGAAGGTTTAGATGCTAGACCGGATGATACATCATATATACCAGATCCAACTCAAAGATCACAAAAAAATAATTATATAGGCCCAGCTGGAACAAGTAAACAATTAAATGGTCATGCATTCAATATTTTAAATGGAATTCCTGATTTAACAAAAAGAAATTTACACAATTCGGAAAGAATTGGAGCAGCAGAATCTAATGAAAAAACTTATACTATTAATTATGAAAATAGTATGCCTCAAATTACAAATAGAACAATTTTCAATAAACTAGATAGAGCAGGTAATCAAGTAAATTCAGTAACTGGTACAAAACAAGTTATTAATAATGAAGATGCACCAGATATGACTAGAAGAAATATTCACGAATTAACTGATAGAGCAGGTGTTGCTTTAAATGGACAACAGGGGAAAGAAATAACAATTAATTTTAATGATGTTCCAGATGTAACAAAAAGAAATATTCATTCAGCACCAGGAAGAGTAGGAAATTCAATAAGTCAATTTAAAACAAAACATCGTGCTATCGATTTTAATGATGCACCGGATTTAACAAAAAGAAATGTATTTGATAGTACACCTGATAAAGCAGGAAACTCAATTGGAATATCATCATCAAGACATAGAACAATAAACTTTAATGATGCTCCTGACATGACAAAAAGAGATATTCATAATAAATATGATCGTGCTGGTAAAACAATAGAAAATTTTGGTACAAATAAACAAATTGCTTTCAATTATGTTGAAAATATTCCAAATATTAATAATAGGAATATTTATAATGTAAATAGATCAAAAGGAGTAAATGGAAATGAAACAAAACAAATAGTATTTAATTATGAAGATAACATGCCAGAAATGAACATGAGAAACATTCATAACTCTCAAAGAATAGGAGGATTGAATAATGAAAATAAACAGATTGCATTTAATTATGAAGATAATATACCAGAGATGAATATGAGAAATATTCATTCAAGTTCTCGTAATAAAGGAGGAGCAGGTAATGAAAATAAACAAATAGTATTTAATTTTGAAGATAATGTACCAGAATTAAATATGAGAAATATTCATTCAAGTTCTCGTAATGGTGGAGGTGCAGGTAATGAGAATAAACAAATAGCTTTTAATTATGAAGATAATATACCAGAGATGAATATGAGAAATATTCATTCAAGTTCTCGTAACAAAGGAGGAGCAGGTAATGAAAATAAACAAATTGTATTTAATTATGAAGATAATGTCCCAGAATTAAATATGAGAAATATTCATTCAAGTTCAAGAAATAAAGGTGGTGCTGCATCAGAGAATAAGCAAATAGCATTTAATTATGTAGATAATATCCCAGAATTAACAAATAGATCAATTTACCAATCATCAAGAGCTAGTGGTGGTGGATCATATACAGGTCCAGGTGGACAAAGAAGTAGACATGATGCAAATAATATGATTGTAAATATATCTAAAGAAAAAATATCAGAAAGAAGAGCCCCAACCAATTCTAATTATGAAAAAGGAGCATCTATGCAATTTACTCATGTAGAATTAAAAGATCCAATACAATTAGAAAGAGAAAATCTTCCAAATTGTACAAATTATAATAATCAAAGATTTATACCAAATCAATATCACGATGATGATTTGAAATATTATAATAATAATAGAATAGATAATTTATCAAGTGTTAACTTGCAAGGTAATCCATATATAAATAATATTGTTCATAAAAGTAGTTAATTTAAAATAAAAAATGTTTTTATAATTCGAGAAATTTTGATATTTCTCCCAAAGAGTTTATATTTTTATTAACTATTTCTTTATAATTTTCTAATAAATATTTATTAGTAAATTGATATGTTTCTTTAATTTGTTCACTGTTATTAGCACCAGTAATAATAATGGATCCTTTTTCAAAAACTAAAATAGTAATATCTTTGTTAGTATTATTGTTTTTATTATATTTATATTTGACAATAACACTTGCATGAACATTTCTATCATAAACTGTATCTAAATTATTTTGTAACATATTATTAAATAATTTAGTTCTATTAATATAAAATGGTAATTTAAAACTACTATTAATCATAGCAATTTTATAATTACTAATATCATTTATATTTAATTTATTCTTAGAAAATGGAGTATTAATAATTTCATTGTTTGAAATAATATATCTTTTTGTGTTTAATATTTTTATACAATTTATAATTGCATCAAAAGAATCATATAATGTGACACATCCAGTCATTTGAATTGAACCGTTATTAAATAATTTAACATTTACAGGTTTATCTTTTTCTTTACCTGAAACTAAAATTTTTAAACTAATTTGATTGTAAAAAGTTTTTTTTTTTTCTTGTTTTTTAACAACAACTTCCGGTTTTACTTTAGGTTTTCTTCCTCTTTTCTTACCAATTATTATATTTTTTTTTTCTTTAATAACTGTATTTTTTTTCTTTTTATTTTTTTTTATTAAAGTTCTTTTACCTATTGATATAACAATATTTTCATCTAATTTTAAATATTTACTAATATTCATAATATTTAAACTTGTATTAAACATAAAACAAATAGTCATTGTAGATATTTGTAAATCTTTTGGTAAACTTTTCAATTCATTTTTTAATTTAGAATATGATATATTATTTTTTAATATATTAATAGATTTATTATACTCATCAGTCATTATAATTAATTTTTAGTTTAAATTAATTAGAAAAATTAATTATTATCAATTTTTTTTATTTATATCTAATATATATTTAAATATAATGATATTAAAAAAAAAAATTGATAATAATGAATTAGACCAACTATCAGTCTTAATTAAAAGTATAAAAAATAATATTGAAAAAATAGAAAAAAAATATAATATATTAAATTCTCAAAAAGATATTAATATAAATTTAATTTTAAATTATTTAAAAAATTCTTCAAATAGTGAAAGTGAATATTTACAAGTTAATACAGAGAGTACTAATTCTTCAAATTCATTTATTAAAGATATTAAAATAATTAATTAAAAATTTATTGCATGTATGGTATTTGTAATTGTTTACCGCTTATCATTGTATAAGACATATTACTAAATACACAAAAAGTGCATACAAGACATGCAAGAACTAGAAGATTAATCAAACTTCCATTTTCTTGACATTGATTTACAACAAGACAGTGAATCATTAACATGCATAATACAATACTTAATGTTGATTTTATTGTCATGTATCCTTTTATCCAACCAATAATAATAATTACTAATCCAGCAATATGAGTTAATAATTCAGGGGAATACCATTTTTGACAACATACTAAATCTGTCGCAGTTACTTTAAATATTGGGTGTTTACCTAATATTTGATCCATTATATATATATATATTATATTATAATTTTTTACTATATTAAATTATTTAAAATTAGATTATTTATTTATAAAGTATGAAAATATTATCTTGGGATGTTGGAATAAAAAACTTAGCATATGCTATAATTGAATTTACTGATAAAACAAATAATTTTAAAATTATTAAATGGGATATTATTAATTTATTAGATGATACTATTAAATGTTGCCATGTATTGCAAGGAAAAAAAAATAATTGTTCATCTACAGCAAAATATATTTTTAATATTAAAGAAAATAATGAAGAACAGCAATATTATTGTAAAAAGCACTGTGAAAAAATAGATTTTCAATTAGTAATTCCAATTAATGAAATTAAATGTCAGAAATGTAAACAAAATAGTATTAAAATAATTAAAGATACCTCAATAGGATGGTGTGAAAAACACTATGAAAAAGAATCCGGAATTTATAAAAGAAGGTGTATAAAAAAAATCGATCAATCGTGTACAAAACAATCTTTAGTAAAATTAGGTAAATCAATGTTTGAAAAATTAGATTGTATTCCAGAATTACTACAATGTGATGAAATAATAATTGAAAATCAACCAGTTTTAAAAAACCCTACAATGAAAACAATAGCATCAATGTTATTTTCTTACTTTATAATTAGAGGAATAAATGAAAATAAAGGATTATATAATGAAAATAAATTAAATTTTGTTTCTGCATCTGGTAAATTAAAAGTAAATAAAAAAACAACAAATAATGAATTAAAAAAGGGAAAGAATGAAAAAGATGTATATAACATAACAAAAGGTTTAAGTATTAAATATTGTAAAGCAATAATTACAGATATTGATTTGCAATTTCTAGAAAAATTTAAAAAAAAAGATGATTTATGTGATGCAGTATTACAAGCAATTAGGGTATATTATAATGATGATATACCAGAAATAATTTCAAATAAATTTAAGAACATAAATTAAATTAAAATTGTATTGATTTTAATTCATGTATTAATGGTATCATTGGAGGTATATTAATTTTATATTCTTTTTTTAAAATTTGAAATGATTTTCTATATTCCTTAATAGTTAATTTACCACCATAATCAACAAGATTTTCTTTTTTGGAAGCAAATATAATTTTATTATTATTTTTAAATATTTTATTATATAAATTTTGAATTAATGTTTGTCTTGAATTTGTTCTGGAATCATTTAAGTAATATAAATTATACGATGCAGCACAATTAAAACTACAAAAACATCCAAAAACATAATAAATATTATCATTATATTTTTCAGGTATAAAACATGGTAAATTATCAAATTTATATGTACAATTCCAACATCTTAAATTACATTTATTTTTAATATTTATTTTTTTATTATCTAGTGTTAGTAAATTTAAATTATAATATTCTTGTTCATTATCATTATTAAACATGTTTTCAGAATTATTCGTATTATTTAAATTTAACTGATCAAGTTTGCTATTTAATTCATTAATCAAAATTTCTTTTTTTTGTAATTTTTTATACAAATCTTCTATTTTTATATCTTCTTTATCATATTCTTCAGATTCATTAATATTATTATCAGAATTATTTGTAGTACTAGTCATAAAAAAATTAGAATTAGTATTGTTATTATTATTATTTTCATCATCAGAACAAATTTTAAGATGTAAAATAATATCTTCCTCTATAGAATGTTCTTTATTTAAAATAATTGAAGATTTTTCATTTTTTTTTTGTATTATATTTTTTTTTGGTCTTCCTCTTTTTTTTAATATAATTTTTTCATTCATTTTTAAATTAATAATATTTTATAAATCTTTATATAAAATAATATATATATATATATATAATCAAATTTATTTATTAGTACCTAAATTTATACTTGTTTTATTTTTATTCTTCCCACTATTATTAGATCCTATAGTTATATCGTCATAATTAACATTTTGATCTTTCTTAAAAGAAGTATTAATTATTTTAGTAATATTGGGATTTATTGATATTGATGATTTTGAACTTTTAGTACTAGAATCAGAATTAATTGATATTTCTATATCATTAGTTTTATTTTTAATTTTTATTTCTTTTTCATTCTCATTTTCTTTCTCAATATTGTTAATAAGTGTTTCTAATTTATTTTTTTCATTTTTTAATAATTCTTTTTTTATATTATTTTGCCGTTCCATTTCTAATTTATTTAACATTTCTTTTTTTTTTAAATTTTCTTGTTCTAATCTCTCTATTTCTTCATTATGTTGTGCAGATTCACTACTCAATATTAAATCATTTTGTAATTTAGAATTATTCATTTGTTTTGACATTTGTTGATATTCCATTTCTTTTTGTTTTAACATTTCAATATCAGATATTCTCTGAGCTACAGCATCGTGTTCTAAATTTGTTTGCTCTTGTAATTTAGTTCTATTTAATTCACTTGTTTCTGCAGCTTTTTGTCTAAGTTTATCTATTGAATTATTTGTATTATTTTTAAATAAATTAGACATACCTGGCATTACTTGTGATGCTACTTTTGGAACTATTTTATTCATTTGCAAGCTTAACCCGGCTCCACTAACCATTAATAATAATCTTAATTCAGGCGCCATTCTTTTACCAGGTTGATTATATTTTTCATATATTTCTCCTAATACATCATAATAATTCTGAATATCATTTCCAATTTTTTCAGACAATCCTGATAATTTAATATCAAATGGGTTATAAGAATCATTTAACATTTCAGCACCTTTAATAATTCCAATTAACATATGACTCATCCAATTTACACCATTTTGTTTTGCTCTAATATCAGAATGTAATGTATATTCATATTCCATTGTTTCTAAATCTGAATTTAAATTATAATTCTGTGATAATTTAACTCCATATTGTTTTAATTCACCCAATCTTCTTAACATATCTAATTTTTGCAACATTAAGTCTTGTTTTCTCATTTTTTCTTCAAAAGGTGAACCATTATTATTTTCTGTATTAATATTAACAGTTTCATTAAAATTATTATTAGTATTTACATTGGATTCTATATCATTTTGTTTAAATATATCTTTTTTTTCATAATTATCTATATTATCATCTAATTCATTAACATTATCATTTATATTATCATTTATATTATCATTTATATTATTATTTATATTTTCATTAATTTTATTATTATCATAATCATTATCATCTTTTATATTATTATCGTTATCATTGTCATAATCCCATCTTTTTTCACTATTAACTAATTTTTCAGAATTTGCTAAAAAATTCACTAACATATTTGTAGAAGCAGTATTTAAATTATTATTATCCTCAGATAAATTATTTAAATCTACTAAATTAGAATTATTTTTATTCATTGTATTATATATTTTTATCTAGAAACTATTGTTTTAAATAATGACGCATATTAATTATATATTGTTATATAAAAATATTCAATTAGTTTTTATTTCTTTATTTTTTAAAATATATATATATATATATGTCATCCTTTTGCAATATTACAGATGCATATTCGAATAATATAAATGATGAGCTTGATAAGATGGCCAGAAAAATAAATAATGATAAAAAAAATATAATGAAAAGTGTATATGATGATTATAATAATACAAGTAAAATATTACAATCACATGATCCTGAAAAATATTTAAATAACGATATATCTAATTTTACAGATAATAGTAATAATTTATCATTAGATAGTCCAGATGAAAATATATATAATAAAGATAATATAAGTCTTCAAAGTAATTTTGATAATAAAACTTTAGAAAGTATAAGTTTAGAAAATAATAGTCTAGAAAGTAATCCTATAGAAAATAATAGTCTAGAAAGTAATCCTATAGAAAATAATAGTCTAGAAAGTAATCCTATAGAAAATAATAGTCTAGAAAGTATTAGTTTAGAAAGCAACAGTTTAGAAAGTAATAGTTACGAAAATGATAGTTACGAAAGTAATAATTTTAATAATAAATATAAAAATAACATAAAAAAAAATAAAAATTATAAATTAAATAAAAAATTAATTTTAGAAAAAAATAATTATAATAATTTAAAAGAATTTATAATTATTGTTATAATAACAATTTTGATATTATTTTTATTAGATACATTTATTTATTAGTAGACAAATTATAAAATTTTAGTTCTAAATTACTCCATGTAATAAATATTGTATTTTTATTTATTATACATGTATCTATAAATTTTTCATTAAGATTTTTTGATATATAATCTAAACAATCTTTGGAATTGTAATCAATTGCTTCTGGTATATATTCAGGTACTGAATAAAAAGTATCAAATTCATTATCATTATTAACATTAATAATTTGTTTACAACATTTATTATAACAATCAATCATATATTTTAATTTTTTTTTACGACGTTCATTAATATTTTCAAGTAATTTCTTAGAATTAAAATTATTTTTTTCATAATTATTTAATGATAATCCATTGAATAAACTATTAATATCTATATTACTTTTATTTTGAATTTCTTCAGAATTTGGAAAAAGTGTATTAAGTGTTATGTTATTCATATATAAATAATGTAGAAAAAAATATATAAAAAAAAATCAAATATTTTATTATAGAATTATGGATATTAATAAAATAATTAATAATAAATTAGATTATATAAGTATTAATTCGATATCAAATGTTTTGGATATTGAAATAAATAATATATTAAATAAAAATTTAGAAATACTTGATGAAAAAAAAAATAAAACTATATTAGTGTTAGGAGGAGGTGGTATAAAAGGATTTACATATATTGGTGTTTTAAAAGCACTTGAAGAACTAGATAATTTAAAATATATTAATACATTTGCAGGTACATCAATTGGATTTTTATTTTGTATTTTATTTTGTATTGGATATAATTCATATGAAATTGAAAATCTATTTACAATGATTGGATTCAAAAATTTCTTTAATTTAAATATTGAAGGTTTTTTTTCAAATTTTGGATTAGATAACGGTGAAAGATGTATACTAATTTTAGGTAAATTATTAGAAGCAAAAAATATTAAAAAAAATATAACTTTTCAAGAAATATATGAATTAACTGGAAAGAAATTAATTACAACAGGTACATGTATAAATAATAATTCACTTTATTATTTCTCCAAAAAAAACAATCCAAATATGGAAATATTAAAAGCATTAAGAATAACTGCAAGCTTGCCAATTTTATATTCGCCATATAAATTTGAGAATAAATTATTTATTGATGGTGGTATTATGAATAATTTTCCAATAGACTTATTTGAAAAAGAATCAAAAAATATTTTAGGTATTTACATATGTTCACAAAAAAATAATTATAGTGAAATAAATAATTTAGAAGATATTTTCTTTAGTATTATTGATTGTATTAATCAGGCTGATAAACTAAAATATATAAAAGGATATGAAAAAGAAATTATAATTTTAAATATTGATGACATTAATATTCATGATATAGATATTACAAAAGAAAATTTAAATAGAATTACAAATATAGGATATAACTCTATTATTAATTATTTTAAAAATTAATTATCAGCTTCTAATAAAAGTTTATAAGCATTTAAATCATCGTCTGTAATTTTTAATGATTTAGATTCTTGAATTCCTCCAAAATTATCACCTACCATAAAATTTAAGCCATAACTAGCTCCAAATTTATCTTCTATTGATGACTTGTAATTTTTAAAATTTTCTGCACTTTTATATTCTAATTGATCATCATGCCGTTGTTTACATAATTTTTCATAATCATTATTTAAATTTTTATTAGGAATATCACATTTAAATTTACTTGTATCAATTTCATCTGAATCTACACTTTCTAATTCATTATCATCACTATTAATATTATTAATTTTATTTATACTATTAATAGAATTTTTTTCATATATTTTATCAAAAGAGTTTTCTAAATTAAAATTATTTGTATCATTTATTACATGTGAATCTATTTCATCGTATGGAATAATATCTGTATTTTTTTTATTTTTTTTTTCAAATTCCATCATAAATTTATCTTTATCAAAAGATTTTGTATCTTTGAATATTTTTTTTGGGTATAATTCTAGCGTATCAATATCTCTTTGTTGTATTAGATCATCTAATTTTCTATTCAAATCTTCAATATTTTTTGAATTTTGTTGTTCCTGTTTAAATTTTTTATTATTTTGTTCAAATTCTAATTTAGCTTTAATTATGTTTTCATCTGTTTTTCCTTTTTCTTGTAAATTAATAAATTCTTTAAATTTTTCTTTTCTACTAGTAAAATTTTCACCATTTATTTGTGACATTATTTTAAGATCATATCCTGCTCTTTTTTCTTTATTATTTAATGTTTGTCCAGCCAATTGTATTAATTTAAACATATTTGTATAGTTTTTTTTCATATCATCTGAAAGATCATCGCTTATATAATCAGGATGATATTTTCTTATTTTTTTGGAAAAAGATTCTTTAATTTCGTTTATACTAATTTTAGATCTTTCTGATTTTTTTATATGTGAGAAACCTAAAATAGCATAATAATCATATCCATTGTTATTTAAATCATTTTTTAAATTATTATTTTCATTATTTCCCTGTTCTTGCATTTAATAATAAGTTGATATTAATTATTTTTTAAGTAAGAATTTAAGTATTATTTTTTATAAATTATATTTATATAATGAATAAAAATTATAATGCATTATTTTTATTACATTCGTTGGGTGATATAATAGGATATAATAATAATGAGTGGGATTTAAATAATACATCAAATGTTTATTTTGAAATAGTAAATGAATATATTTATAAATTTATTGCTATGGGTGGAATTAATGGATTAGATATTTCTAAAAAATATTCTTCTAAATGTTCATTTTTTCATTTATGCTTTGCAAATACAATTTTAAAGTATGAAAATAAAATTAATAATAAATTTATAAATATTTTAAAAAACAATTTAATTAGTACTAATAATAAATTAATTAGTTTTGAAGAAAAAAAAATAAAAAATAAATATAAAAATATTATTGCAAGACAATATAGTTCACATAATCAAATTAGTATTAGTATTCATAAATTTACTGATACTAAAGATATCTCATATTTAAAATATGATGAAAATACAAATGATAATAGTTGTGCTGTACATAGTTTATGTTTAGGATTATGTTTTTATGGAGTAAAAAATAGAGATTTATTAATTATAAATAGTATAAAAATGAACAAAGTAACTCATAATTCCCCTATTGGATTTTTAGGAGGTTTAACAACAGCTCTATTTGTTTCTTTTGCAATAGAAGGTATAAATATTCATAAATGGCCTTTTGAATTAATAAAAATTCTAAAATCAGATACAGTAAAAAAGTTTATTGATAAAGATAATTTAGAAGAATATTCAGATTATTTATCATATATTCATTTTTGGAATAAATATATAAAAATTAGATTTAAAAATAATAAAGTTATATTTTTAAAAAGTTTTAGTAATCCAATTTTAAGATTACAATCTTATTATTCTTTATTCGAAGCTTTTGAAAAACCAAAGCCACATAATGGACTAGGTAATAATGGATATTCTAGCGTAATTATAGCATATGATGCATTATTAGATTGTTCTAAAAATTGGGAAAAACTAATTACATATTCATCTTTATATCCATCTTTTGGTAATTTTAAGGGTCCAAATGGAAACATAGCGACAGGAGCTATTGCTGGAGGATTATATGGGATATTATATGGATTTGGAGATGTACCAGTAAATTTATTAGATAATATAGAAAATAAAAAAGAATTAATAAATATTTCAAATAAAATATTTAATAAATTTTATAAAACTTAATTTTGAATACCACATGCTTCTAATATTTTAGTTGCATTTCTTTCTCCATAGTATTCAATATTTTCATTGTCCTTTTTAATTTTTATTGTAGGAAATCCTCGAATACCTTCTTCTTCACATTTATTTTTGTTACTTTCTTCATTACAATCTATTTTCTCAGCAATTAAATTATTATTATCTTTTGCTTTTTCTATCACATTGTCAAATATTGGGTACATTTGTCTAGAATATCCACACCACGGGGCATGATATAATTCTACTCTAGTTTTAGAATTATTTTGTGAATTAAAATTTTCTGTTTTACATGAATTATTTGAACTTATATTATTAAATGTATTATCTATAATAGATAAAATACATAGAATAAGTATAGCTAAAATAATATTTGAGTTAAATAAATTCATTATATATTAATAATATAAAATTTATATTATTAGGTATATAAATATTAATATATAAATACTGTTTTGTGCGGAATATTTGTTTATATTTTATATTTAATAAATAGCTTTAATTTGTAATAATATAGTTTAAAAAAAGATTATAATAAAATTTATTATAATTTTTTTTTCTTATATTCTTATATACTCATGCCCACAGGTATTGAATTATTTTTTAGCAGTTTTACCAATGAAAAAAGATCTGATTTATTTGTAAAAGCCAATCATCCACATGGTGATTATTCCGTAAGCGCCAGTCCTTCATCTGAAGAATTACAAAGTATCATGTTGGCCTCAAATATGATTAATTACGACAGTTCTACTCAAGGTGTAAATGATATTGCTGCTGAGTTTACTGATTTTATTATTAACACTGCATTACATCATAGAGAACTTGATAATCCTAGAAGTCGTTATGCAAATGCAAATCAAGTACTAATTGGTAATGCGGTAAGTAGTACTGTAAACATTACAACACAATGCAATACATTACTTAATAAACAATTACCTCAAAATATTAATTTAAGATGTGTTTCTCGGGATGAACTTAAAACTATTATAGATAGTTTAGATAGAACAGGAATAACTAGAGGAATGAATGTAAACAATCGTTTACAAACACTTTACCAAAATCCATGTACTTTAATGGATAATGTTATCGTACCTCCTCCTAACGTTACTCTTCAAAGTTTAAATCTTCAATCTACACAAGGTCAAACAGTAAAATCAATGTTAGATCAATGTTCTAATGTTGCTGGTGATATAAAAGATAAATTTGTAATTGTAGAAAGAGGAGCCACTGTAGGATATTCCAGTTTAGCAAGTTTTTTACTTCATATTATTACAGAAAATTGCAGTAATACTAATCCTGATCCTGCTAGAGATATGAATATATTTAGATACAATGATGCAATATATGAAGATATTAGAACCAATGCTCAAGGTAATCCTAAGTTAGTTGATATCTTTAAACGCTATATGCCAAATCTTGTTCAACAAAATAGAAATGAAGCAGGACGACAAAATCAAAACATTGGAGCTAGTATTGATGTAGATACTAATACAGTAGATGTAATAGCTCAATTTGACGATAATGAATCAATTTTTCAAACTTGGGTAAATTCTGCTAACGGTGGTGATTTACAAAATACATTAATGGAAGATTATATATCATTAATTTCTAGAGACAATGCAAATGGAGTAACACCTGCAGATATAAAAGCTAATAAATGTATTGTTCTCTCATCTCAAATTATACCAATATTAATTGTAAGAAATATTTTACGTGCTTCTCCACAACTTAATAATTTAACTCAAGAAATGGTAAATCAAAGTACAAGAGTATTAGAAAGTGTAAATAATATTTGTCAACAAACTTTAGTTCAAGGAATTCCTGGTCGTCAAGCAGATGCCATACGCGGTCAAAGAGTTAGTAATGCTAATTTAGAATTATTAAGAAGAATGAAACAAAGTGACCATGATACAGTTAATTTCTTAAAATCTTTTTGCAATGTTGTTAGAACTACTCAAAATACAGGTTCAGAAATTGTAGATATTGATAGCTTAACTTTGAATGATATTAATGCAAGCAATAATATAAGAATTAACCTTAAAAAAGCAGACAGTGTGCCAGATGATCGTAGACAACAATCAATAACATTATTTTCATCATTACTTCCTGATGTACCTGCAAATGTAGTAAAACATGTATCTAATAATGGTCAAACTATTAGAATTTTCAACATGTCATTAAGAGCTATTTACAATAGAGTTTACAATTTTGGTAACATTGGTGTTGCTGGTGTAAATATTAATACTATGCGCCCTATTAGACCATTCCCAATAAACCACATTAAAACTATTAAAAACGCATTATCAAATGTAAAACAAGTTATGGATGGTGAATTATATGATTTTATAACTAATACTACTTGGAAAAGAGAAGGACATCATTTATACAAAATAGACAATGGACAAAAAATACCAGTAAGTGATAATCAAGATGATATTCTTAACAGTATAAAGAACAGCAGTAATTGCTATGCATCTTTATTACCTTACAACTCTAGTGATCCTAGATGTGATGATGTATTTAATTGCTTAAAATCTGATAACACAGATGATTTAAATAAATGCTTATCTAACTTGAGAGGTAATCATTTCCAACAAGCCGTAACTGATGCTAAAAAAGGTAATCCATACGTTGTAGTAATGATATTGAAAAAAATTGGTGTAAAAATGAAAACTACTCTTGTAACTAAAAGTAATAAAACAATGACTATCAATGAACCAATGAGTAAAGATGAATGGTTAAATAGCATGAATGATTCTATGAGAAAATCTATCTCTAGTAATACTGATTTTGTAAATTACGTAAACGGTTTAATTACTTACTTAACTAATAACCCAACAATCTTAAATAAAGATTTTAACAGTAATTACCAACCTGTATCTACTGTACCATCAGGTGTACCTGAATTAAAACCATGGAACCCAATAGTTACAAATAACCCTTCAGTTACTTCCACTATATTATCCACCATGGCTCCTGTTAGATTTAACCCCATAAATGTATCGCAAAGTCTTCCTCTTCCATTTAACAATACTGTAATTGGTGCAACACTTGGCCCAGCAATTACAGTTAACAGTATGACTGGAGGTGGTGATCCAGTATCTATATCTCACATTCAACAATTAATGGATCCTCAAAATATTCATATCCAAAACGCTTCTGATGTACACAGACAAGCATTTGGTAGAATCAGAAATGAATTAAAACGTATTGGATACGAATTATCTGAATCTGACATATCAAAAGTTACTCAAGCAATTTCTCACTTAGAAAAACAAGAAGTTAACTTACAAAAATTACACAATGTATTAATTAAATTAATAAATTACGGTACTAGTAAAGGCATAGATTGCAGACGCATCCCTGATAATCAACCATCTCAATTACCAAATGTAGTAAACAGTACTGATTTATCAAGCATTAAAACTGATCATGATTTACAAACATACTTACATACCAACATTAAAGAAGTTGAAAGATGCATGAATAATAATTACAGAATTAACTGTGGAATACAAAATGATTTATTTCACCAAGTATACCCAAGTTTATTACAAGGCCCAGCCGCACATGAATCTGAATTTAAAGAAATGAGAATTGAATAAGTAAATTTTTTAAATTAAATTTAAATAATATATATATTAATATATATATATATTATAAATGGGAGGCGGAGAAATTCAATTAGTTGCATATGGTATAGAAAATATATATTTAACAAGTGATCCACAAATTACTTTTTTTAAAACTGTATATAGGCGCCATACTAATTTTTCAACAGAAGAAATTCCTTTATATTTTAATCAAATTCCAAATTTTGGAGAAAAAGTTTCATGTATAATTAATTCAGAAGGAGATCTTTTAAATAATATAGGACTAGTTATAAAGTTACCTCTTATAAAGGACTTGTCAAATGAAAATACTGTAATTAATAATTATAATTATTCAGATTACCAATATAATAAATTTGCATGGGTTAGAAAAATAGGATACCATATATTAAAATCTGTTGAAATTGAAATTAATGGCAGAGTTATTGACAGACATTATGGAGAATGGTTAAATATTTGGAATGAATTAACTATGTCAAGTGATAAAATTGAAGGGAATAATATAAATATTGGAAATATTCCACAACTTTATAATTTTACCAGTAATAAAAATGAATATATTTTAAGAATTCCATTACAATTTTGGTTTTGTAGAGGATCTGGTTTATCTTTACCAATAGTTTCTTTACAATATAGCCAAATAAAAATTAATGTAGAATTTAATGATTTAGATAATTGTTTTATAAAATCACCTACACATTATATTGAATGTACAAATAATATTATTAATTGTGTAAAATATGAATATATAGAGCAAAATATTGATAATGAAATAAGATCTGGATTATTTATAGATTATGATATTTTTAATAAAAGATTATATTATATTAAATTATCATCAAAAAAATTAATTGGATTTAATTCTGAATCAAATTTAATTTTAACTGAAAATCAAAAAAATGAATTATTACAAACAAATGATGCAAAAAAATATATTATTAAAGGTAATACTAGTAAATTCGAAATAGTTCCAATAATAAATGGTATCTCAAAATCTAATTTTATTAGTTCTTTTGATTATATTAATATTAGTGAAAGTTATTTACTAGTTAATTATATATTTTTAGATGAAGAAGAAAGATTAAAAATATCTCAAGTAAAACATGAATATTTAATTGAACAATTATATTTTACACCTACAACTAAATTAGAAGGATTAAATAGAAATTTAAAATTAACTATTGAGCAACCATGTAAATTACTAGCATGGATTACTCAAAGAGAAGATATTTATAACAGTGGAGATATTTATAATTATACAGATTCTTTTATTAAAAAATTATATATATCAGAAAATGACGTTTTAATAGGTGAAGAATTAGGTAAATCTTTAATATTAGAAGAAACTTTATTATTAAATGGAAAAGAAAGAATTTCTTTAAGAAAAAATAATTATTTTAATTATTGTCAATCGTATGAAAATTCAAAATATAACCTTTCTGAAGGTATTAATTTATATTCTTTTGCTTTAAACCCAACTCAAGTCCAACCTTCAGGTACATGTAATATGAGTCAAATCGATTCTATAGAATTAAAATTATCATTATCCGAACTAATTAATATTAATAATCAAGTTAATTTTAGAGCATATGGTTTAGTGTATAATATTTTAAGAATTTCAAATGGATTAGCTGGATTATTATTTACAAGATAAAATATTATAAATATATAATTTATAATGTCTGAAACTTGCTATACATATATAATAAAATTTAATGATTATTTTTTCCCATCATTAGATATATTTTATCCTTTATGTTTTTCTTACGATAAAACACGATTATTTATTGTATCATTTATAAGAATATTTATATATATTTTCTTATTTGATTATGTTCAAAATGTTACATTTGAAAATAAAAATACAAAAGAGATAATAATTTATGTTTTAAATATAGTAATATTAATAAATATGATTTATTTATTCATTGTGATGTTAAAAACTCCAATCAAAAAAAAATATTTATATGTTAATTAAATTTTATTCAATACTTTCTAATTTATCAATTAATTCATTATACTTTATTGATAAATCTATGTTATTAGAACTTTTCCAATAATTACAAGAAGGATGATTTTTAATATAAAAATATCCTTTATTTCCTAATAGTTCTTTATAGTAACAATATTCAGGAAGATTATTTATATATTCATTTTTATATTCTTTATAAATTGAATTAATATTAAATCCACCTTTTTGTGGATTAAATCTTTTTAGTAAACTTTGTTCAAAATTATTTAAATTAGACAAATCTTCTTTCAAAAATTTATCAGTATTTTTATTTATTTGGATAATATTTGTATTATAATCAAGATTTTGTGCAATTATTAAATATTCTTTTAGTAATTCATTTCCTTTTTTATTAAAATCTCCATTCATGGAATATTTATCAAATATATCTTTTCTTTCATCTTTAAGATTTCTTAAAAATTTTTTTGCTTCTTCTAATTTATAATTTAATGATACTTTATTAGAACTTGTAGTCTTCCATTTTATATCATCAACACTAACAAAAAATCTATCACCGTGTGAACTATCTTCTTTTAAATACCATAAAAATGTTGGTAATGTTTTTGCTTTAATTCCTGATTTTTTTGGTAAATTTATTGTTCTTTTTTTTTTTTTCATATTCTTATTAAAATCTTTTTGTATTACATCATATTGTAAATTTTCTAATCTATTATCAAATGTAATTCTATTTATATGTAATATAGATCTATCTGATATTTTTTTTCCTTCTATTTTACTTTCTATTCTTTTAATAACATCATGTATAAAAACATCTAATCCGTTTTCATCTTTTGTGTATATAAAACCTTTATCATTACAATACCAATTTTTATCCAATTTTTTAATAATTTTATAAATTTTATAATCAAATATTAAAGGTATTTTTTTCTTTTTATAATTAAAATCTATTATAGAATATTTTTTATTATTAAATTTTATATTTTTTTCACTATCAAATTTAGTCATAGTATATATTTTTATAATGTATACAAGGAAAATATATTTTTTATTCGAATAACAATTATTATTTTTTTTATTTTTATTATATAATGGGAGGAGGTCTAATAAATATTGTAACATATGGTAGTAATGATTTATATCTTACGGGAGTACCTCAAATTACATACTTTAAATTTGTGTATAGGAGATATACAAATTTTAGTATAGAATCAATATCAGTTAATATAGAAGATACATTTGAATTTAATAAAACATCAGAAATAATTATTCCTTCTATCGGTGATGCTATCCATAAATCATATTTACAAATAGATTTACCAAAAATACATATACTTAAAAATAGTGTTGGAGGGACTATTAATACTATAAATTCAGATACCACGGTTTCTGATTATCAAAAAGTAATTGATTTTATGGAATTAAACACAAAAGCATATAGAATAGCAATGGAAAATATTAATATAGAAAATATAACATCTTTTGAAATAATAAGTATTGCTCTTGATCAATTTTTAGATAATACCATAGATAATATAAATAATAATATTAATACTACTATAATAAATAATTTTAAAAATTTAATAGTTGGTACACAATTTAAAGATTCTAAAATTAATTTACAAACTATATTAGATTCATTACGATCTGATATTGAAAATGGTGTTATTACATCATTATCAAAAGATAACTTGTATACTATATTACAACAATCTATACATAATTCAATTCTTGTGCAAGAATTTTATTTCAAAAAAAAAATAGAATCTGAAAATAATAAAAATGAAGAAACATCAAAGTGGTTGAAATTTGCTTGGATTGAAAAATTGGGACATAATATAATTGATTATATTGATGTTCTTATTGGAGGAGAAAAAATAGATAGACATTATGGTACATGGATGGATATATGGTATGAATTAACTGGAAATAAAGATAATAATGTAAATTATAATAAATTAATTGGTAATGTTTCAGAATTAACAAGTTTTAATACTTTAGAAAAACCTGAATATTCTTTATTTATACCTCTAAATTTTTGGTTTTGTAGATTTCCTGGTCTCGCATTTCCACTAGTAGCTTTACAATATTGTGATTTAGTTTTTTCAATAAAATTAAAAAAAATTTCTCAATGTTGTTATATTGAAAGACTTGTAGATCAAAATAAAAATGAAAGAGTTATTTCAATTGACGATTTATGGGACGATTTAGAATATGATATTTCTGGAAAATTATTAATTAATTATATTTTTATGGAACATTTAGAAAGAAGAAAATTTGCACAATCGTCACATGAATATTTAATAGAAACAGTACAAAGAATGTATATTGATAATATAGATTTTAATAAAGTACAAGTTGAATTAGATTTTAAACATCCTTGTAAAGAACTTATTTGGATTGCACAAAAAAAAGAATTATTAACAAATTCAACTTCTTTTACAAAAACATTTAATACAAATTATTCTTTTGATACTAGTTTAAATGAAATATCACAAAATTATTACACTGATATTTATTCTTATAATAATACTATTAATAATTACTCTGATAAATTAATAAATATTAAAAATCCTTTAAAAAAAACTAATCTTGATTTAAATGGATATAATAGATTAAATAATTTTGATGGTAATTATTATAATTTTTATCAACCTTATTTAAGACATAAAAATACTCCTACCGATGGTATAAATATTTATAGTTTTAGTTTATTTCCTGAACAACATCAACCATCTGGAACATGTAATTTTAGTAGAATACCAAGTTCTGTTATGAATTTTGAATTAGATAATAGAATATTTTCACATAATTTATCAGATAAAAGACCTGATATTATTCCTAATTCTACTGAAGATATCCAAATAGAAAATAATGTTATAATTTATATATACGCAACTAATTATAATATATTGAGAATAAGTGGTGGATTCGCGGGACTTTCATATAGTTAATTTGCCTAAAAGAATATTATATTATTATGTATTATAATATAATATATAAATATAATGGGCGGTGGAACTCTACAACTCGTTACTAAAGGTATTGAAACTATATACCTTACTGATAATCCTGAAATAACTTTTTTTAAAAATATTTATAGAAGATATACAAATTTCTCTTTATTTGAACATGATTTACATTTTAAAGCTAAATTTGGATTTGGAAATACAAATACAGTTAAGATAAGAAATATTGCTGATATTTTATATGGATTAGGATTATATATAAAATTACCTGATATAAATCTAAAATTTAAAGATCCAATTATATCTAATTTAAAAGAAATTTTCGAAAAATTTCAAATAAAATTTAATAATATTGATAATTTAAATAAAAATAGCACTTTAACTACTGATATTTTTAATAATCATTTTATTTCACAAATTGAAAACGAACAAATTAAACAAATTGATACCTACAATGTTAATGACAATAATTTAGAAATATTGAATAATAATTATGAAATGTTGCCAAATGTATTCGAAGGTGAATATAAGATTTTAGATAAAAAAGCTATTGATCATAATTTAATTGCTATTGATAGTTCAGCTATAAATTATATTCCTGAAAATAATTCATTTACAGAATTATATTATTTAATAAATATTGTAGACGATACAGGAAATATAATTTTAATCAATAATATAATTAAAGAAAAAACTCCAAATCAAATAATTTTAAGTGAGAATGATGAATTATTAACTTTTAATTCTAAATATTTAAATTATATATCAATAGATTCACAGGAAAATTTTGAAGAAGTTAATAATACAAATTGGATAAATTTACAAAATTCATTAGATAAATCTTCTTTTAAATATAAATATATTGCTATTTCTAAAGAAAAATTACCTTCTGATTTAACTCAAGTTACAAATCTCTCTATTTCTCCAAACTCTATAATTGATACAAATGGTAAAATAGTTTTATTTGAAAAACCTTTTAACAATGAATATTATTTAGTTGATACTACCGGAAGTAATCTTGATACTAATTTCATCACAGTTCAAGCTAATGATGGAAATATCTTAAAAGATGGTCTTAATAAAAAATCATTTACAAAAAATTTTTTAGATGAATTTAGTGTAACTGAAGGAACTCATGATTATATAGCAGTTAAAATTAATAATATCCCTGATACTATAACCGATGATTTTGAATTAGATTTATTAGATCCAAATACAGAAGATAATAATTATTTTATAGTTAATGGAACAGGTAAAGATTTAATTAATGATAGTATTGAATTTTCACAAAGTGATATTATTAAAACAAATGAAGACAATCCTGAAATAAAATATTTTACAAAAACATTTATTGAAAATTATAGCATAACTAATTTAGTAATTGATGATGATTATTATTTTGTAAATGTTGGAGAAGATTTTGATCAAACTCTAACTCAAATTACTTTTAATCAAAATGATATTTATAAAAATTCAAATGAAATAATTTATTTTAAACAAGATTTTTTAGATAATTATACTATTCCTTCTGGTAGTCATACATTAATTCCAATAAAAAAAAGTACTCTAAATAGTAATCCATATTTTTCAGGAGATTTGACTATTAATATAGAAAATAATTCAATAAAAAATAATAATAATGAATATATTTTATTTCCAGAATTAGATAAAACAAGTGGTAATTTAGAACCTAAATATATAGCAATAAAAAGAAGAAATTTATCAAATCCAGAATTTACAAATAATCTTATAATTCAAAATTTAGCAAGTAAATCATATACAGGAGATACAGTAAATATAATTAAGTTTGATAATTTAATTGAAAATTATGGAAATAAATTAACTGAAATATTCTCAGAAAAAAATTCACTAGTTGGATATTCTAGACATTCAATAAATTTTATTAAATTTCCAAATACATTAAATGAATCTAAATCTAAAAATTTTTCAAAAATTTTATTTAATAATCTTAAAAAAGATACAAATAATACAATAGAATTATATAATCATAAAACATTTACAAATAATAATGAAACACAATATTTATTTATAAATAATACAAATTTGGATTATAATATATCTAATATATCAGATCCACCTGATGAACAAGAAATAAAAATATCAGATATTTATAAAATAGATTCAAATATTTTATATATTACTCAATCATATTTGGATAATAATAAAAATACTATTATAAGTAATTATTCAAATACAGAAAAAAAATATTTTGCTATTAAAAGAACATCTATTTTAAATACTTCTGATAATAATGTCTCAATTTCTATATCCACATCTACGTGTTATGAAGGAAATAATAATGATATAATGACTTTTCCTGAACCAATAAATCTTAATTCTATTCAAAATTTAGATGATGGTAAATTATATGCTTTATTAGATATTAAAAAACTACAAAACAAATTTGAATCTACAGAACCACTAATAATAAATTTAAAATCTAATATATTTTTAAAAAATAATAATTTAGAAAATGATTTACTTTTTGTCAATAAAAGTGATTTAGATAATAATAATATAATAGTGTCAAAAGATAATTTCAAAAGTTTTAATATATTTTCTGATAATTCTAATAATGAAAAAAAAGATAAATATTTTATAGTTGATGTCGATGGTAAAGATATATCTTCAAATTATATTACATTTGATCAATCTGACATAACTAAAAATACAAATTCTGAAATAATTTATTTCACACATTCTTATTTAGATAATTTTATATTTCAAGATAATTATTTTCTTGTTGATATCACAGGGAAGGATTTATCATTAAACACAATAACTTTTAATCAAGACGATATATATAAAAATGATTCCAATAAAATAATATTTTTTACAGAGGAAATTTTAAATAATAAAACACACGATTCTTCAAATTTAAGAATAGCAATTAAAAAAAAATCTTTAACAGATTTAGATTTTACAGGTGACATAAATATTAATTTATTAGAAGATTCTAATGGGTTTAAAGGTAGTTCTACAGATTTTATTTTATTTGAAGATTTAGATAAAGATGAAGGTAATTTAGAATATTCAAGAATAGCAATAAAAAGAAGTAATTTATTAAATCCAAATTTTGAAAATAACATTACAATTGATTTACTTGATGAAAATATAATTGATACAAATTATTTTCTAGTTGATATAAATTCTAGTACTTTAACAGGTGATAGTTTAGAATTTTCACAAAATGACATAATGAAAAATAATTCTGAAATTTTATATTTTAAACAAGAATTTTTAGAAAATTATTTTTTTGATACTGGAGATGTAAAGTATATTGCTATTAAAAGAAAAAGTTTACAAAATTTAAATTTTACAACAACTACAACTATTGATTTAAGTAATAATGTTGGATTCAAAAATTACACATCAAATTATATAAAATTTCCAACTACAATAAGTAATTTTGGATTAAAAATTAGTGATTTATTCAAATCTTCTGTTGGGTTTAAAGGTAAAATTAATAATTATATAAAATTTCCAAATTTATCTGATAATAATGGTTTAGATATTTCTAAAAGTATTACAGAAAAATATTTATACGAAGAATCAGTTGAAGAAGAAAATATTTCAGAATCTTCATCTAATGATAATTCTTTTATACTTGTAAAAAAAAATTCATTAACAACAGTTAATAGTGGAGGAATTGATTCATATTCATTTACAAGAGATAATATATTTAAAATATCAAATTCGATACAATATAATCAATATACAAATAATATAACAAGAGTAAATACAATTATAGATAAAAATATAAATAAAGATGTTAATGCAAAATATGATAGTAATCAAATTAGAAATATTTCATTTAATTTAAATAATTCAATTAGTAGACAACCATTAATTTTCCCAGTCAGATTTTATTCACAATTAATAGACACTACTTTATCAGATCAAAATAAAGTAACAAAAATATTAATAGAATTTTTAATTAGTTTATTAGATGATATTTATGAAAATTCAAGTAGAAATATTAAATTAGATCAATTAAATCAAATTAAAACAAGTTTGTATATTGGATATATTAATAGAATATTTATTGGAAACGATTCCCATAATTCAGCATTAACAGAAAAATTTAAGAAATTTTATGGTGATATTTCTGGTATAGATTTATATTATACAAATAGTGAAAATACTTTTACATCAAGTAATTTTGAAATTATTAAATCTTTTAACAAAAATAATATATTATTTATTCATTTATTAGATAATGAAATTACAAACTATTATGGAATACCAATTAAAAGTAATTTAATAAATGATTATTTTGAATATTTATTTAATTCATATTATTTTAATTCTTCTGAATATACTTCCTTAGATGCATATCAAATTTATTACAATTACGTAAATTTATTAAATAATTTAAATATTAACTTAATTTCAAATTCAGGTTATTATGATAATTCAACAATATTAACTAAATCTATTGATATAATAACAAGTATATTAATAAACTTGAGAATTAACAATTTAATATTAATTGAAATAATTAATATACTGAATAATATATACACAATTTCAGACCTAAATATACTACCTGAAAACCCTATTCATTTTTCAAGCGTTTTTACTTATAATAGTAATTCAAGTCCTTTTTTATTATCTCATTTTGGTAATATTGATAATAATTTAGATGATAGAAATAAAAGTAATATAATTGAAGATATGATAAAAATTTCTGAAACTGATTCATCTGTAACTAAAATATTTTATGATGCATATATTAAAGAAAATTTTAATACATTACTTGATTCAAGTAGAAAAATATTTGATAATAATACTCTGAAATATTTTAATGATATTAAATTATGGAATAATTTATTTATTGAACCAATAATAGATAATTATACTGATGATACTAGTTTAGCGTTAACATTGAAAATAGCTGATACGGGAACAAATACTAAATTTAATAATTACAAATCAATTTTTGGTACAAATACTCATAGATCAATTTTAAATCACATTCCTTATGCTTTAATTATGAATATACCATATGTAATTAGTAAAATAATTTTAAATGGTAGTTTATTAAATGAAAATTCAACAAAATTTGGATTTAGTGATAGATTAACACTTAATAAATCAGATGTTAAAAAAAAATTATATCAATATTTAAATTTAGAATATCATATTAGTTCATTTACAGGACAAGATGATTACAAAAATTTCTTAAATGTTCATAAAGGAGGGACAGATGGAAGTACTGATGTGGACAAAACAACTTCTTATTTATCAAGTTTAGAACAAACTGTATATTCTCTTGTTATTGGAGACAGTACATCTTTTTACAATAGAACTTATTATAATAGTTTAAAAAATGCATCAGATACATCTGATTTTTTATATATAGTATCTGCTTTTACAATTGAAAAAATAATTAATTTATCAAAAAATCAATATTATTCAAGAACAGATAATTATTTCACTGATTTAAATAATTTAACTGCAATAGATTATGTGATTAATTCTTTTAAACAAATATACAAAGAGATTCTTAATGATTTTATTGATGCAATTAATAATAATACAATAACTGGTTTAAATTTAACAGATGTAACAGATGATGGTTTAGGGAATTTAGATTTTAGTTTTGTAGAAAAAATATACAATGAAATAGTTGTGGTTTTAGATACATTTAATTCTGAAAAAAATATAATATCCTTTGAAAATTATATTAATAATAATTCAATTTACAATGATACATCAATATTTACTAAATTAATAACTGATAAAACTGGCCATAACTACAAGTTTTTAGACATCCATTCAATGATTTGGAATAAATATCAAAAAATAAATATTAGATCTTTTAATGAATTTTTATATAATGGTATATTTAATTTAGATACAATTAAAAATGTTGGTGGAATTAATTTAGAATCACATTATCATAGAATAATAAATAAATTATATAATCTTATTGATAATGATTCGAATATTAACACAGCAGATATATTTTATAATGAGGAATACACAGATGATAAAGGTAATACATACTTTGAAAACTTGAATTTAAATTTCAATGAATATTCCCCAGTTGGAAATACAGGAATAGATTTTTATAGAATTAGATATTATAATAATTCAGAATACTTTAAATTAAAAGATATTTTATACAATGATAATAATTATTTTGATTTTTTATACAATACAAGATATGAAAATCTAAAATCTATTTTAAATATTAAAAACTTAAACATGGATAAAAAAAAATATACATACAATACGGCAGAAACTATAATTAAAGATATTTCTGTAAAATTAATTGATAATTATAATATTAATAATTTAAATAATTCATCTGAATTGATAAATATAATTGGTTATGAACAAGGACAAGATAATTTTGTTGAAACAGCAGAAGAAGTATACAATAATTCAAATGTAGTTATTGATATAATTAAAAGATCAGATTCAAATGTAATTGATATTACTGCAAATCCCCTAAAATATGATAACATAACAGCCAAATTAACTTTAGCATCTACAGCATTATTAGATCCATTGAAACCAAATCCATATGATAATATCACAGAAAATAATTTATATAGTTGGTTTGAAAATAATAAGAATGATTTAAATACATTATTGGTATCAAGTCTATACGATAATATAAAATTAATTATTACACCTGAATTATTATTTGAGGAGACTAATAAAGTAGCTTATTTTAATAGTTATTATGGTGATGTAATATTATTTACAATATTTATAACATTTTTTACAGTACCAAATCTAGAATTTATAAAAACATTTCAATTATCAACAACTAGTGAAGAAATAATTTTTAATAGTTTTATTACATTTTTTAATTTAAATAAAAATTTATCAAAACAAAAACTTTTAACTATAGCGTCAGAGGCAACAGATGAGCATTATATTATAGTTGATATTACAGGAAAAGATTTATCAACAAATGAAATTACAATAGATCAGGATGATATAAAAAAAAATGATACAAATATTTTATATTATTCACTTAATTATTTAGACAAATATATAATACCATCTGGAAATCATACTAGAATTGCAATTAAAAAAAGTGCATTAACAGATGAAAATTTTACAGGTGATTTAACAATAAATTTACTAGAAAATTCAAATGGATATACTAAAAATTCAACTGAATATATAAAATTTCCTGATTTTTCTAATGACGATGGAGTAACAAATATAAAATTTATTCAAAATAATTTTTACGATTATAATAATTCAAATATTAAACTTGAAATAGATAGATTATTAACTACAGATAAACCAAATTTTAATTGGGTCAAAGAACTAGGTTTTAGAATTATAGAAAGTGTTAGTATAAGTATAGGAGATCAAGAAATTGAGACACATTCATCAGAATTGTTAAGTCATATTTCAAGGATTCATACTCCATATGAACAATTAAGAGGTTTAAATACAATGATAGGAAATATTCCTGAAATGTACACATCAAGTTCTAATAATGAAAGATTGGTAAATAGTTTATTTATACCGTTTAAGTTTTGGTTTTGTAAACATGTTGGAAATGGTTTACCATTAATAAGTTTATTACACACAGATGTAAATTTAAAAATTAAATTAAGAAATATAGATGAAGTTTTAATAAAAGATGATGGTGCTATATTTACAAAGATTCCAAAAATAGAAACAAAATTAATTGGTAATTTCATTTATTTAGATGAAGAAGAAAGGTCACTTGTAGCTAAATCAAGATTAGAATTTTTAATAGAAAGATATTTATATAGTGGTACAAAAATAATATCAAAAAATAATTTATTTAATAATAGAATTAAAAATGAATTACATTTTCAAGATCCATCAAAATATATATATTGGAAATTTAATATCAAGGATCTAAAAAAAGAAGATGATAAAACAAATTGGAATAAAGGTAATTTTACATTAACTGATGAGAATGGTAATAAATCAGAAATAAAATCATTTGATTTATTAAAATTAAAATTTAACGGAAGAACGAGAGAGAGTTTCAAAGAATATGGTTTTTATAATTATTATCATCCATATCTAAGAGGATTTAAAAATATAGAAGCCGGTGAATTTGTTTATTCTTTTGCATTAAATCCTTTAGAATATCAACCATCTGGAAGTGCAAATTTATCATACATTGATGATTTTACATTAATTGCTCAATTACCACAAGAACTTGTACAACTATTAAAAGAATCAAAAATTATTATTGAATGGAAAACTTGGTCATGTTCGATAAATATACTAGTATGTCAAAGTGGAATGAGTGCGTTAAGATTCTTTGGTTAATTACTATATGCAATACCACCCATACCACTCATTACTCTAAATATATTATAATTTATAGCAAATATATGTACATTTGTTCCTATTATCCAATCTAAAACTGGACAATCTAATGAATAGTTTCTAATAGTATCTAAAAAATTCATATTAATAATAGATGTTTCAATTCTAGAAAGATTTGCTGTTCCACTTGGTTGATGAGCTTCAGGATGTAAAGCGAAACTATAAACATTAATTCCATCACAAGGTGATCTAGTATGTATTCTTGTTTGCCAAAAATTATAATATGTTCCGTCTTGTTCAGTTGCTCTTTCATGACCATTTAATTCCAAAGTTGCAGATGCTAAAATATTTCCTTTTCTATCTAATCGGAGTCCATAATTATTAGATTGAACAATATAAATATCATTAACATTTATTCTTGTATCAGTAACTGAAGTTATAGAATTAATTGTTTGATCTCTTCCATCAATATAATGGTTAATTGGAATAGATATATCATTAATATTTATTTTATGCCTAACTGAAATACATTCTATTTTTTCAACTCTAGTTGTATCTTCACTAAGAGTAATAATTATATCAGAGTCTATAATATAATCAATAAGATCTATATTATTTTTAACCATAATGTTATCATTTATAGTATATAATTTACATGATGTTAGTTCATTATAATCTCCGATAACTTGAATAGATAAATTATTAATATTTATTCCGGTTGTAGCTTGTATAGGATTTTGATCAGCAGTAAATGGTATTAATGTTGTATTAGTTGGAATATTAGATCCATTAGGTATAGAACCAATACATGATTCTACTAAACCTTTAGCAGCTAATTTAATTGCTTCAGACCAATCCTCTTTATGTGAATATGAAATAAATTTATTATTTTCCAAGCTAAATCTATCATTATTTTTTCCTGAGAATACTCCTAATCGAGTAGCCCAGATTATTTCTTTACAAGGGTGATTAAAATTAAGTTTAAATTTTTCATTTATTATTTGTGATTTAGTAGAAACATTTCCATTAATTATTTCATTTCCTGTGAATTGAATTTGTTCTATTAAATATTCATGTCCAATTTTAGCAAATCTTCTTCTTTCATCTGTATCAAGATAAATATAATCTAAAAATATACTTCCCTCTTCAAATGTCCATGAATTTAAATTTGGAGTAGTTCCTGACCAAATTAAAAGTTTATCTGCATCTTCTAGTTGTATATTAATTAAAACTTCGTGATATTGTAATGCTATTAATGGAATAGATAAACCCACATTTCTACACCACCAGAATTGAAAAGGAATATATAATGTATAAGAATCTAAATCATCTTCATCAATATTTTTTATAGTTTTCAAAGAAGTCAACATATCAATATCTCCAATACAAGCTCTATAACCTCTTTCTTTAGAAGCTGAACAAGTTAATTCAAACCAAATATCCATCCATATTCCTAATTGTTTGTCAATTTTTGATCCACCAATTTCTATTTCAACGTGTTTAATAATTGCATGACCAAGTCTTCTACACCATGCAACTTTATCTCCAACATTCATTTCCCAGCCACCAGAACTAATATTAGCAGCAGCATCAACTGATGGTAAAACTATTTTTAATCCACCATTAGTTATAAGATCTCCATTTTTATGAATAGTTACAGTATAACTACCTCCAGGTTTACATGAATCTATTGTATGTTCAACTGTTTCAAATGAAAAATTAGTATGTCTTCTATATACTACTTTAAAAAATGTTATTTGAGGATTTCCTGTTAAATATACGTCTTGAGCACCATAAGCAACTAGTTGCATTAATCCACCACCCATTATTATATATATAATATTATTGTTAAATTATATTTTTAAATATAATCTTTGTTATACTATTTTATTATTAATTATAAAAATATTATTATAATTAATATTTTAAATTAGAATTAAAACTAGATATAAAATTTAGTTACTGTAAGCGATACCACCCATGCCACTCATTACACGGAGAACGTTGTAGTTTACAGCAAAGATATGTACTTTAGTGTTGTTTACCCAGTCGAGGTGTGGGCAATCAGCAGTCGATGGACGGAGACTGTCAGCAAAGTTTACATTAAGTACAGTAGTGTCGATTCTTGAAAGGTTAGCAGTACCACTTGGTTGGTGGTTTTCTGGATGTAAGGCAAAACTGTAAACGTTCACACCATCAGCAGGGGTTCTGGTGTGAGCACGAGGTTGCCAGTAGTTGTAATAGCCACCTTCTTGAACAGAAGCACGATCGTGACCGTTAAGTTGGAGTAAAGCAGTAGAAACTGGGTTACCTTTACCATCAAGTCTAAGACCGTAGTTGTGGGATTGTACAATGTGTACATCATCCCAGTTTACACATTTGGAAGCATCTGCACCTGTTGCAGCAGTTCTTACAAGATCTGAAGAACCTACTGGAATAGAGATATCACGAAGAGTTAAGTTATGACGTACGGCTACACATTCTACGCTAACAATGCTTTGTACACCATTAGCATCTGTAGTAATAGTAACTTGTACGTCAGCATCTAAGATACGATCCATAAGATCAACAGTACCTTTAACTAAAATGTCATCTTGTTTAACTTGAATTCTTATTACTGAACCATTTGCTCCTGCAGCAGCGGTTGGATCATATGCTCCCACTACGGATACTGCTATATTTTTACTGTTATCACCTGAAGTCATTAAATCGGGTGTATTTTCTGCAGTATCTGCAACTCCAATATGACCAGTTGATGCATTACCAACATTTCCATTTGCAGGTCCGGCTACAACACCTACTGCTGATTCAACAATAGATTTGGCAGCTCTATCAAGAGCATCGGCCCATCTATCTTTGTGAGTGTATGCTAAAAATTTATTGTTAGCAGTGCTAATACCATTGTTACCTTCACCAGACCAAGCGCCAACTTTGGCAGCCCAAACGATTTCTTTGCAAGGGTGGTTAAAGTTAAGTTTGAATTTTTCAGATACAGTGTCACCTAATTTGTTTACAGAACCATTGATACTGTCAGCACCTGGGTTTTGTACTTGTTCAATAAGGTATTCGTGACCGACTTGAGCAAATCTGCGTCTTTCTTCGGCATCAAGGTATACGTAATCTACCATGACACTGGAAGCACCAAAGCTCCAGCCGTTAAGGTTAGGAGCGGTGCCACTCCATACAACGAGTTTATCA